GAGCCCCGAGGCCTGGACGTCGAAGGCCCGCGTCAGCCCGCTCCAGCCGCCGGCCACCACCCGCGGGTCGTACGCCTTGCCGCGCGCCCAGCACGCGGAGTCCGAAAGGTTCATGGCGACGCCGTCGTTCCACGTCGCGTCGTTGAGCACGATCTCGATGGCGGGGCACAGCACGGAGTCGAGCGCCGCGGCCCGGGCCCCGAAGTTGCCGAAGAAGCTCACCGCCCGCCCTCGCGAAGCACCTGCCGGAGCATCGGGCTGTTCCGCGCCTCGCGGAAGAACTGCTGCATGAGGAACTTCCCGAGGTCGGCGCGGCCCGCGTTGCTCTGCAGCGGGTCGATGTGGAAGCTGGGGTTCAGCTCGATGGAGGTCCCGGCGCCGGGCGCGCGCTCCCCTCGCGGCGTCACGTCCACGCGCTCCGGCCCGCCCTCGCCGACGAGGAGCCGCGTCGGCCGGCTGACCATGCCGTGGAATCCGCCAGCGGCCGCGAAGTCGTCCATCGGAGGGCGGGCGCCCTCGCGGAAGATATCCTCGTGGACAGTGGTGACCGTCGTCGTGACGTTGGGGATGCCGAGCAGCGCATTCACAAGCTGGCCGACTCGGTCCATGAGCTGGGTGAACATGTCGGTCATGGTCTGCGCGTACGTGATGCCGGCCGCTTCCGCGCTTGCGTAGGCATTCCCGTTCGCGTCGAGGAGCTGGCCGGCCGCGATCATCGCGTCGATCTGGGGCTTCATGGCGATGGGCACCGCGATCCCGGCGGCGAGCGCGGTCTGCACGTACTCGTTCATCGCCGGGCCCATCTTCGAGATGACGAGCGTGTTGTCGATGCCCGACGCGGTCAGCAGCTTGTAGTCCTGGAGGAGCCCGGCGGCCATCTTGTCGAGCTCCTGCTGCCGGAACTTCGGGCCCAGCTCCTCGATCGAGAACCCGTAGCGGTCGACGGCCTCCTTGAGCGCGTCTTCGGCCTCGCCCTGCAGGTCGAAGGCGTCATTGAGGCTGGCCACCGCGCTCTCGAAGTCCTTGACTTTCTTCGCGTTCAGCATCTTGTCGATGCTGATCCCGGCCTCCTTCGCGCGCTCGCGGAGAACCTCGATGCCGCCGGCCGCGGCGATGAAGTCGGCGCGGAGCTGCTTCACCTTCTTCTCCTCGCCGCTGCCACCGAAGAGCCCCTTGAAGAAGCCGCCGACCTTGCCCAGGAGCCCGCCAGCCAGGCCCCCGAGCACCGAGCCAAGCGGGCCGGCGAGCGAGCCCAGCGCGCCGCCCAGCGTCTTCCCGAAGACGTCCTTGAGCTTCGGGCCGAGCGATTCCCCGAGCGACGTCCCGATGCTGCCGCCGAGGTGCGCGCCGATCGCCTTCCCGACGTCGCCGCCGCCCTGGAACGCCGCGAGGATCACGCCCGGAAGATCCTTCACGGCGGCCTGGAAGGAGGCCTTCAGCGCGGGCCCGACGCCCATGGACTCCATGGCCTTCTTGCCGGCCGCAATCTGGCTGCCGATCACGTTCGGGTCCAGCTCCGGGCCCTGACCGAGGAACTTGTTGAGGGCCTCGATGTCGCCGGAGAGGTCCATCTCCTTGAAGTCCACCCACGTCGAGAGATGCTGCTCAAGCGACAGCGTGGCCTCGTCGATTCGGTTCCGCATCCCGAGGAGCTGGAAGTCGAGGACCCTGAGAGCGGTCGCGTGCTTCGCGGCGGCCTCGGCGGCTTCCTTTGCCACCCTGGCCGCCTTTTCACGCGCTGCCGTGGCCTTCGCAAGACCGGCCGCGCTGTTGTCCTCCTGGATGGCGAGAACGCGTTCCGCCGCGGCCAGATCCTTGACCTTGAATCCCAGCAACTCAGACGCTTTGGCCACGGCTTCTGTTGCGGTCTTCTGCTTCAGCCTCGCCGTCACCGTGGCTTCGAGGTTGGCGGGGCTGATGGATTCCGCCTGCCCAGCCTTCAGCTTCTCGAATGCTGCCCTGCTCGCGGCCCTGGCGTCAGCCTCGACCGCAGTCAGCCCGCTCAGCTTGTCGGCGTACTTGTCGAGCCATGCGCCAAGCGGCGTCAGGTTGCGGAGGGCGGTACCGATGCTGACGCCTATCGCGAGGCCTGCGCCCGCGACTCCGATGCTCGCCGCGTTGAAGCCGGCCGCAGCCTTCGTCAGGTTTCCGAATCCGATCTCGACCACGTCCATCACGTCGTCCAGCGCGCGTAGGGGGCCGATCGGGAGCCCGAATGCAGACGCCGAACGGGCGAGCGTGGTTGCGGTGCGGCCGACTCCATCGGCGAAGCCGCTGATCTTCTGGGTTGAGGCCGCGAACTTCGTGTCGAGTGCCTGGAGCGACGTGGACGCCACGCGCAGCGGGGCCTGGATCGAGCCGATAGACTTCGAGGCCGTCGCCATTGCGGGCGAGAGCTTGTCTTTCAGCGTGAGGACCGCCTCGAGCGTCCCTAGGTTGATGGTGGCCATGCGCTACTCGTCTCCCTCGATCTCACGCGCCCGCAGCGCGAAGTCGTTCTCGGTCACCTGATCCATCAGCCTCGACCCTCTCCATGCCTTAAGCTCAGCCGCGTTCGCGCGCCGATAGACCGAATGCGCCTCCGCGTACTGGAGAAGCGGGAAGCAGACAAGCGAGAGCTGCTCGGGGTCCTCGTCGAGATCCCGCGCGACCACGGAGGGCAACACCCCGAACTCCTTCGCCAGGGTCGCGATGAGCCAGAGGGTCGAGACTGCGGGATCGTCCGGTGGGTCTCCATCGAGGATCTGGTGGAGGGACGCTAGGCGTCTTTTCCCAGGGCCGCCGCTTCGACCGGGTCCACCGGCGGCAGCGAGAGCGTCAGGATCTCTTCGTGAAGGAGCTGTGCGGTCTCCTCGTCGAGGTCGCCGACGGCCTCCGGGGACAGCCGCGTTTCCGCCTCGCAGCTCCACCGCACGATCCCCGCGACCAGCACGTGCTCGCGGTCGTAGGCGTCGAAGCGGGCGCGGGCCTTCGCCTTCAGGTCGGTCACCTCCTTCGCGCGCTGCGCCGCCAGCTTCTCGGCCGCCGCCTCGACCTGGTCGGACTTCATGACCTGCAGCAGATCCTTCGACGCGGCGCGGAGCGACCCGAGCTGCGCCGCCGACCTGGCATCCTTCGCCTTGTCGAGCGAGCGGCCGCTGAGCTTCTGGATCGTGACGACCACGCTCTCGACCTGCACGTCCTTGGTGACTCTGGAAGCGAACATGACGACCTCCGAAGGGTGAAGGGGTAGACCGAGCCGGGCGACACCCCTTCAGCGCCACCCGGCCCGGGTACGACCTGGGTCTAGCTCCAGACGGCGGCGCCCGTCGGACGGATCACGGCCTCGAAACCGGTGAGCTTCCCGTTGTTGCCGTTCACCGAGTACTCCGCCAGGATCGTCTGGACGGTGAACGTCTTCCCGTCGCCGAAGACGATCACGAGCTCACGGGTCCCGCCGTTCGGGTCGCAGTCGGCGTCGACGACGCGGAACGCCGCGTGGGGCCCGACGTCGGCCGTCGTGTCCCAGAAGCCGGAGACCGGGATGTCCGGGACGTTCCGCATCCCGTTGGCGCTGAACTCGCGCCACGCGTCGCCGAAGGCGTGGGACTCCTCGGTGTCCACCACGATCTTGGCGCCGCCGAGGTTCATGACGAAGTTCGAGACGGCTCGGGCGGTGCCGCCGGGAGAGTCGTCGTAGGTAATGGAAACGGAAGAGGACCCGTAGCGTCCGCTCATCTGGGCTCCTTAGTAGCGGCTGAACGCCGCGAGGTACGTCGCCGAGGGGCTTCCGGCCCCAGTGAAATCGATGGCGGTCGCGAGATGTCTCCCGACTGCCCCGGAGACCACGACGCGCTCGGCGCCGATCGTCGTCCGTGGCGTGAAGGTCACGAGGTCCGCGTAGGTCGAGTCGTCGTCGCTGTCCCGGATGGTGACCGCCGCCGCCGTGTGGCCGCCGAGGGTGAGCGCCGTCATCTGCAGGAAGCCGGCGCCGCCGTTGTTGGTCTTCGCCGGGAGGAAGCTGCCGCCGGTGCCGCCCACCGAGACGTTGACCGGGATCGTGAACGTGGTCGGGGTCAGGACCGTCGCGGTGCGCTCGCCGTTGATCGACGGCGTCGACCCGGTGTGGCCGGCGATGAGCACGGTGTCCCCGGTCTGCAGCCGGTGAGGCGCGCTCGTCGTGATGACGCTGGCCACCGCCACGCTCGACGAGACGATGGCGACCGAGCTGCCGGCCTCCTCGGCCGTGTGGTCCACGGAGCCGGCGCCCTCGGTGTTGGCGTCCGCCGTCTCCGCGCCGAGAGCGTGGAGGACCACGGCGTCCTCGAGCTTCCCGCTGATCTGGTACGCGGCGTTGGCGCGCTGCAGCTTGTCGCGCTCGGCGAGCACCTCGTACTCGACGTGTGTGGCGCCCTCGAAGCCGATGCAGGGCCGGCCGATCACGTTCCCGGCGAGGCCGAGGACGACGACGCGCGGCGTCTGGTGCGGGCCGGGCCCGCCGATCGCGAGGCCTCCGGTGCCGTCGGTCGTCACGTTTACCGGGATCGTGAACGTCGTCAGCCCGGTCACCGTCACGATGTGGTCGCCGGCCACGAGGCTGGTCGCGAAGCCTCCGGTTCCGCCGTCGCTCACGTTCACCGGGATGGTGAAGGTGTCGTCCCCGGTCCGGGTGACCACGTGGGCGTCGTTGATGTCCGGCGTCGAGCTGACGTGGCCCCGGATCTTGACGAAGTCGCCGGTGGCGAAGCCGTGGCCGACCGCCGTGATCTCCGACGGGTTGGCGACGCTCGAGCTGGTGATCGCCACGTCGCGCGGCGCGTTGATGCTGGGGACGGAGCCGGCGTGGCCCTGGATCCGGACGCGATCCCCGGTCTGGAAGCGATGCGGAGTCGACGTGGTGATGACGCTGGGGTTGGCGATGCTCGAGGTGGCGATCGCCACGCCCTGGCCGGACAGCGCGTCGTGGAAGTTGCCGGCCGCCGTGTTGAAGAAGCCGCCCTCCTGGACGAGCTCGGCCTGCCGGGTGCCGACCGGGGCGTGCTCGCCCCAGGAGTCCCCGATCCCGCCGGAGGGCTCGGTCACGTTGATCACCTTGTGGCGTAGCGCCTGGAGCTTCGCGGCCGTCAGGTTGTAGCCGTCGATCAGGATCCAGCCGCTCGATCCGCCGTACCGTCCGGGCATGGCCTACTCCTCTCCTCGGTCGCTGTGGGGCACCTTGAAGCCGCCCCAGATACGCCTGGCGCTCTTGGCCTCGTGCGGCTCGTCCGGCTCGGCCTGGGGCGACCGGGGGCTGCCGGGCGCGGGCGTACGGGGGCCGCCGGCCCAGACCTTGACGATGGCGCCGCGGGCCTCGAGCCCGGCCAGCGCCTCGGCCGGGACGTGGTCGCAGACCTGGCCGACCGCGGCGAGCGTCTGGTTCGCCTTGTTCGAGATCCGGCGGACGGCGATGAAGTCGGCTCCGTTCATGGCTCCGTCTCCCCCTCGAAGTGGTGGCCGCAGGCCCCACAGAGCACCATGGGGACCACCGTCCCGAAGCCGCCGCCGAGGATGCGGCGATCCCGGCCGGCGCCGCACCGCGGGCAGACGGAGGACGCCGGGGCCGGGCCGACCGCGGGCCGCCCGTTCGGGCCGAGGACGCGCGGCGGGTTGAAGGGCTGGTCGGTCACGCGCTCAACTCCTTCTGGATCAGTACGTTAAAGGCCCAGACTGCGCGGTGTGCTTGGTCGTCGCGCTCGAGGATGAAGGGCGGCTGCAGCGGCATCACCGTGAGGTACTCGGTCCCGCTCAACGTCTCGGCCTGGATCTTCGCGAGCCCCTCGTAGGCGGTCTGCGCCCGCGCCCGCGGCCCCTCTGAGTCGCCCGGCGCCCCCCGGAAGAGGATCTGCAGCGTCGGGTTCTCGAACTGGATGCCGTCCACCCCGAAGCCGCCGTCAGGCGCGGAGCCCCCGGAGTTGTTCACCGCGCAGCAGACGTCCGGGTCCGGCGGCAGGTCGTCGATGAAGATGTCGACCGCGAACGTCCCGAGGCTGAGGGTCGTCAGGTAGGCGACGATCTCGTCCGCGGTGGCCATCAGGGGGCCCCCCGCGCGGCCGCGTTCAGGTCGATGCGGCGCGCGATCCGCTCGGCCATGCTGGAGCGGCTCTCCATGATCGTGCTCTCGAGGAACTTCGCCTGCCCGACCTTGTGGAAAGCGTGCAGGTTCTCGTGCACCGGCACGGCGTAGGGCGCCGCCGGGCCGCCCACGGTGATGGTCACGGAGACGTCGCCGCCATCCTGCTCGGGCTTGCTGGTCTCGTGGCTGCCCTTGAGCGCCCCGGTGTCGACGGGCGTCCGCCGCATCGACTCCTTCTGCTCGACGAGGGCCTCCTGGTAGAGCGCGCGCCCGCCCTCCTTGATGGCCGCGGCCCCGAGCTGCCGGAGCTTGGCCTCGAGCTTCGCTGCTCCGACCAGGACTTCAGCCATCAGCCGAGCCAGACCTGGACCATGAACGGCCTGTCCGTGGTCGGGTCGATGAGCCCCTCGACATTGAGGATCGGTCCGCTGTACCCGTTCGGGAGGGTGATGGTGTCCCGGGGATCCACCGGTTCCCGGCGGCCCGTCGCGCCGTTCGCCGAAATCGGCCCGATGAAGGTGACCGCCGCCTGCTGCAGCACCTCCTGGCCGTTGGGAAGCCGGCGTAGCCGCTGCTTCATCTCGACGAGCGCCTGCCGACTCACCGGCGCCGCGAAGGTCGGCTTGTTGTAGCCGTCCTTGCCGGTCCACGCGGCGTGTGCTACGGTCGCCTGCAGGTCCGCCGTCGCCGTGCTGATCGTGGCGATCGCGGCCCGGACGGTGGCGTCAAGCCCCATGACCAGGCCTCTGCGGTTCCCGCCGCGACACCACGCCCTCAC